GGTATATCGATCTATAACCTCCTGTTGGAAAGGATTCATGAATGCTTGATAAGACTGTGGATCGTAGGCCCCGGTTGTTTGAGCTGATGTTGTCATCGCATTACCAATAGCAGCATTAGCACCTTGCAATGCACCTACACCCATACCAAAATAGTCAGGTCCAGTTGTAGCAGCATTAGCAGCTAAATTAGTAGCTTGACCAATAGCAGCGGAAGGTTGAACAACAGTTTGTGTAGGAATAGGTTTAGGCTGTGATGTCAGCTTTTGACCAGCGGTCAGCACATTACCATATTGTTGTGCAATTAATTCTTGTAATTCTTGTGGTGTCATTACACGCTCTCTATTCCTCTTGCTTCACCAGGTTTTTCTGATTCTGGATCAAGACTATTCATAAGTTTATACATTGCTTGAGGGCCTCCAGCATTATCTACTGCTGCCGCAGTAAATACAAATTCGCCGTCACTCAACTTGGCATCAATCAAATCGTCTTTCGGACCTCCAGGTCCATATACCATACCACTTTTCCTTAAATTATCCATACCTCCTTTTGCAAAAGAGGCAACACCACCTTGGTTCATTGAGTAATAAGGGTTTATATTTTCAAAAAAGTCTTTGTCAGCACTTCCTGATTTTAAATAAGGATTTTTTGTTGGATCGTAAAATAAATCTTTTTCATCTTCAGACATTACAGCAGATGCTATTGTTGCACCAACCGCACCTAATTTTAAAAGAGGTGAATATTTTGCAAAGAAATCAGTTTCGTCTTCATTAATTAAACTTCCGGTAATTCTTTTTAATAAACCTGGTTTTGCGACCTCTTGTGCAACTGTTTCTCTAACAGCACCAGAGCTTCCAGCTAAGGGATCATAAACTTTACCTTGAATTGGTATATTAGATGTTGCAGCAGGAGTCATGCCAAGACCACTTTGAACACCACCCATGAAAGAACCACCTGGTTGCAACATTGAATCTATACCTCTAGCTGCTGTTCCAAAGGCAATATTTCGTAAAACGTTTTCAGGTTTATCACCTGCAAGTAAACCAATACCTCCTTGTAAAACTGCTGGGTTTGCTAATATAGGTGCAGTTTTTGCCAAATTTTGAATAAAGGATGTTTGTGGTAAAAGTAAACCAATACCGACTTGCGCAACAGGGTTTCTTAATAAATTTTTAGCTGCTGAGAAAATCTTCTTAAACATTTTTACTCCGGTAGTGTATGTGCTCCAGCAAATACATTAGGAGCTGTTACGTGAACATCTCTTCTTATATCCGCTTCAGTTGTTTCTGTTTCAGGATTGTCAATATCAGCCTGACACTCCTCATGTGAATTATATTCTTGACCTGTTTTAGTGTTTGTTATGGTGGTTTCTACTTTAGCACTATAAACAGGAACTTTTTTACCTTCGATATCGTCATATCGTAAGATTTTTGGTTCATCTACAATTTTCGCCATACTATAGTTTTATAGGCGAAAAACTAATAAATCAATAGGTTTCGAGTAAACTATCTACGATGTTTTTAGCTTTGAATTTCATTTTTATAGGTAATTCTGAGTAAAGATTAATATTGTGATTATATTCAAAAAGCTTACCGTATTCAGCATCTCTCCATAAACAAACTCCTTTTTTAGGGGTATTTTTAAAAGCAGACATATGATTTAGACATGAGTCTATTGAAATAAAACTTTTGCAATATTTTGTCATAATCAAATAATCCCTATATTGCGGAACAATTCTAGGCACAAATGTATTTTGAAATTGTGCATCTCCATTATTTACATCAATAATCTTCATGCCCATATCCCTAGATAATATATTTATTACTTCTTGTGCCGTATCTAATTCTAGGTTACGACCGCCTATTTGATTTAAGTCTTTATTTAAATCTCTATCAGATCCTGTAAATTGCACTAAAACAAAATCGTCAAGTTCCTGTAAAAATTTGCTATAATACCGCTCTTCTTTATCTGAAAAAGTAATTGTATGATATAGCTCATCGCACGGCAAATTTAATTTCTCGTGAAAAGCTTCTATGAGGTGTTGTTTATTTTTGCAGAAATTTCCAAAATAAGGTTCAATATAAATAATATTTTCAAAATTATCATAGAATTTTTTCATGTCATAGGCGCCCCAACCAATGTCAGGATATACACCCTCAATCATAGGATGATTTAAAAAAAGTTTATCCCAAACTGTAGTTACACATATTTTTTTATCTAATTTATCAAGAACCGATGTAAACATAATTTGTTTACCAATTCCTCCATTAAGAATATGTAAGTCCACTATATAAATATGCTATTGAAAGCCTATATTACCCGAGATTGATATGCGATAGTCATCAGAAGTATAGAAAGGATAAACTTGATGATTTAAAGATGCAGGAAATAAAGCCATCTTACCCTCCCATTCTTTGTCTACAGGAACTGCATGAGACACAATTTGACCAACTTCATTATTCATTAAAAAAATAAAGTGCCCTGCCCTTATTTCATCCTCTTTCATGTGTGGAAATCTTGCTTTCTCATCAGTCATTTTGTAAGGCACTTTATGCCATATAACAAAACTAAACAATCCATCATGCACGTGAACTGGATTAAACTCGTATTTACTTTGATAGTTAACCCAAAGATTATGTAGCTGTAGATGAAATTGTTTGCTTTTATGCATGCCACTTATTCTAGCGTAATAACCAGGATACTTCTCAAAATGAGCTTGAATACATTTATCAATCATAGGCCAAACAATGGGTTTACCCTCTGGTATCATAAACTCTTTCTGTATGTTACCTGCTAAATCATGATTAGCTTTTTCGGTGTGTTTTTTGTTAATTACTTCGTCTAGTTTTTTGGTGATGTCTTCAGGGACAGTGGTGAATAAATACATTACTGTTGTTGTTTTACCTCTAATAAAGATACCTCAATCATCGCTCTCGAGGCTGCGTTTGCTTGTACTTTCATTTTATCTCCTTCTTGATAAACCATACTTGTGCTTATTGTATTCGTGTCAGATGCTGATACATCTACTTGAAATACCTGAAAATCTGCACTTCCGTTATTATGATCAATATTTACTGTAACTGCGCTTGATCCATCGTAGTTGTGAGTATTTATTGTCTTCACTATAAACGTAGACACTGGCACAGGTGGTGTCGCTGCAACATTTGCAGTAGGTACCTCAAATATGGTTGTCAAATCTGTAGTCGTTAGATTTGCAATAAATCTTTTAAATACGTCAGCCATTAACTAAAAAACCACGATCTTCTCGTGGACTCCTCTTGTGTGTCTTGAGTATATTGTGTATTTAACTGTTGAATCATCTCCTCAAGCTGTCTCGTTAATTCTGCTGCTTGAGATGCATCATACTCAGGTCTGGGGTCAGGAAATCGTTGTAGTGTTAATTTTGCCATTATATAAGTATATCACACAAACCAACCAGCAACAACATATCTTGAGCCTTTAGTAATTTCTTTAACTTTATGTAGTATGATACTATTTGAAAACAATAATAATCTACCTTTTTTAGGATAAATGACAGTTTCATTCTCAAAAACTGTTTGACCTCCTTCTAAGTCTTGATTTAAATATAATATGAAAGCTAAGGTATCACCAGTATCATAGTGATTTTTCATTGAACTTCCTTTCTCTCTTTTTACAATTTCAAGTTTATCAAGTTTATTTTTTACGCCAAAATCATTACATATTTTTTTTACGATACCATTATCCTGTATGGTAAGTGGTTGTGTGTTGTCATAGCTGTATGTTGAATTTAAATTTTTATTGTAGGTATCAATATATTTTTGACACTCCACATCTGATATATAATTATCTACACAAGTGAAAAATTTTATCACTGTATATTACAAGTCATAGATAATTTAGGTTTACTTATCTCAATTACTTGATGATCGGTATTTTTATCAAACCAGATTACATCTTGATTATCTAAAACAACTTCTTTGTTATTTATTATCCATTTTGATGTGCCATAAATATTTTTTACAATAACTGGATAATCGTGTTTGTGTTTTTCAAAAGAAACTGATTTGAGTCCATTACCAAAATAAAAATTACAATTAATACGTTTTTGAAAATGATCGTTTAATACTTCTTGTATTAAAAAAGTGCTATGATTAAAACCACCTATGTTTGATAAAATTAAAGAGTATCCGTCCTCATAACAATCAATTGCCCTTGCTGAGTTTAAGTATTGATCATCATCAAAAAAATTTTGATGCTTTGTGCCATTCTCATTAATAGCTTCAATACTAGGCTGACCGTCAATATAATGCATCGGCCATCTTCTTCTGTCTAGTAATCTATCTAAAACTTCCGTCTCTGAAAGACTTACTTGAATTTTATTTAATTTATTTAAGATACTATCGTCTACCATCTGGTTGTATATCAAATCTTTGTGTTCCAAGTCTCCATGCAGTTCCCGTAGTGTTAGAAACTACATTAACTGTAAACTCTCTACCTCTTCCACGCAAACTTACAAACTCTGTAGCGTCAGTAAATGTTGCTGTTTTTATAGTGCTTGTGCTAGTATTTGGATAATTTTTAAATTCAAGCTTTGCGTTTAAGGTTCCTAATTGATTCTGCACGTCAGGTATAAGTTTTTGCACAAACAACATATCATTACCCTCACCAATTTCAACAGATCCAGATTTTACAAAAGCTATCATTGCTTGACCATCCGCATCATTACCTGTTTCATGTAAAAATAATTGTGTGGCACCATCTGTTAATCCAGAAATTGTTTCATTATTAGCTATTGTGGTTGACAAATACTCAGTACCAACCGGGTTTTCATAAACTTCTCTATCAATCCATGTTGTTCTAGATAATGTTCCAGTCCACCACGTCTGCTCGAGATAATTATAAGCAACAATGGCATTTATTTGATCAGATCCTGTTCTAGGATAAAACCACATAATCTCATTAAACTCACCATTATGCCCTGCAAAAGCATTTTCTGCACCTGTTATGTTAATATTATCAAAAACAAATTGTTCTACAGTGCATGGCAATTTTTTAACAGTACCATCAAATAGAAAGAAAGAATCTTGTGACATCCAATAGGCCACACCATTTAAATCTAGCCCCGCATGACTACCAATAATTCCACAGTTCTGACCTAATTGACGTAGTCCAAATGTAAATGGTGGACCAATAAATTGCATTGCATGAAGGGAAGTATCAGTCCAAACAAGTATCTGGCCCCTTGATCGCTCTGCGGCTACGATACGAGATCCATCTGCAATTCTAAGTGAGCCTGCTGTATTTTCAGCGGTTGGTTGATACGTAGTAATATTTTCTTGATCAGAAAATCTAATTAGTAAATCGTCTTGAGAATTTGTAGTTCCAATTGTATTTTCTGTACCCATAAAAACTAAATGTCTATCAGGTGTAGAAACTAAACTTAATCTTGATGCCGTGGGTGCCCCTGATATCGCTGCAGCTCGTGTGGATACACCTGTTGAAGTATCCCATTGAAAGGCTCCACCATTTAAAACTGTTGCAATTAAATCTTCACCAAAGTTATCTAGTGACCATTGTCTTGCTTCTAATGTCACATTAGATGTAGTTGAGGGTGATCCCCAACCTCCTGCGCCCCAACCATCAGTACCCCAACCAAATGCTGATGTAGAAAGTTCAGGGCCAATTGATATTTGATACTTCGCATTACCACTTCCTCCTCCACTTGCAGTTGATCCTGAAGCAGCAGATGTTGTAGTCACAACATAAGCATCGCTATTAGCTACAGAGGTTATTTCAAATTCTTTATTCATATCAAGACCATCAATAGCTGAAAAGGAATCAAAGGTGACAAAGTCTCCTTTTTGTGCACCATGAGAGGTGTCTGTTACTACAACAGATGTTGTTGCATTTGTAGTAAACGGATTAGTTAATGCTTGTGTTTCTCTGATAGGTGTAATGTCGTAGGCTAAACCCTCTTCTACCACATATAGCTTTCTGTCAGTGCCAATAGCGTTGTATCGAGTGCCATCTAAGGCGACCCAAGCATGCATGTCTCTAGCGACACCAACTAAAGTCGTGGAGATAAACTTCTCCCACCCTTTGATCTTTTGTGGTAATCCTTGAAAAAAGCGTACATTATCACCGTCTGTCCACTTGCCTTCGCCTGTGTAGTCAGTTACTTCTTTATTGATACCTGGTGCTGGTCTAAAATTAACTAGGGGCATGTGAGCACTATACTATCTTTTTTTTGCAAATAAAGTATCTTATCTATAGGACTTTTTTTTCCAAAAAAGCCTTTTATACTTATCCATTAAATATTGAGAATAACTCATACCAGCCTCCTCTTCCTCTTTAAAATCACACTTTTTAATTTTCATTTTCCAACTGTCTCTTTTAAAAGGGATGACTAAGGCGAGTGGTGTTCCTTTAGGTAAGATAGTTTCTTTTTTTGATATATCTTGCGTCCAATAATATGGAAAATGTATTCTCATGGTGTAAATATCAGTATCCACCACACCATCTATTATTTTAAAAGGTAAGTTTCTATTGAAAGGAGTAGTAAAAATACAACTATACCCAGGTGGTGTTTTAATGTGCCAAGGATTCATAAATTTTGGCACGGCATCAATTGTTCTATAATTACTTCTAAGTTCTTTTGACACTTGTTGAGAATTGTGATGCTCATGACCTATTATACTTGCAAACTCTTCAGGCACATTTTCATGAAATAACTCAAAATGTATGTGTTTATCATTACCGTCAACCTTCTCTGTTATTTTAAAAAGATACTCCATGGGTGAGGTTATTACATAACCTATTGTCATAGCATCTAAAAAAGGAATACATTTTTTAACAGTTGGTGTAAAAACTATATTTTCTTTATCCCAAGAATTAGGCATGTTTTTATACGACTTAGGAATTTTAAGTAGTGAAGGAGTGGGTTTTTCTATGTAATCAGATATAGGTGATGAGAATATAATCTCTTTCATTTATTTTTTTTGAGCAACTAATGTGCCTACATGACCCTTAAATGCTCTGTTACCAAAGTGTGTAAGAGGCATGGATAAGTCTGCCCAAATTTCACCACCACATTCTTCTGTCCATAATCTTGAAAAATAATAATCCTCTGACAAATATCTTTTTTTGTCTAATGTTTGATATGGACCAACCGCAAATAAATCATAACAATTATCCGATCTATAATACCCACCATTTACAATTTGATCAGACTCATATTTACGCTCAGGAAATTTTTTCATCATCGTACGAAAAACCTCTCTCTTAACTAACATCATACCAGTAGCTGCCTCATTAACTCTAAAAAAACCGTTTTCGCCTTGTATTAAATCTGGATTATCAAAATTAACATTATATCCAAGTGCTTTTGCCTCTATCTCGTCAGATGTTGCATTAGGATTTTCTTCTAATATCTTTTTTACTTTTTCTAAATAAATATGTTTTCTAGGATAAATACCGCAAACCACATCTTTGTCTGCACATAATAATCTCTCAATATTTTGCCATTGGAAACCTATATCTGCATCAATAAATAATAAATGTGTAGCTACATAATCTGTTTGATCCATCATCATAGAGACTATTGTATTACGAGCTCTAGTTATAAGACTTTCATTACCCATGGATTGAAATCGTAATCCCACTTTTTTTGCCATGCTCCATTGTTGTAATTCTAATAATCCATGAACTGTCGCTTCTGAAACCATGCCACCGTACATTGGCATTCCTAAAAATATTTTAAAATTTTTGTCTTTTAATTCTTCTGGTTTGATCATCTATTTGCTCCTTAATTAAATGTTATTTTTAAGTTACCCGCTATTGTGATTGTGTTAGAACTTTTTCTTACCATATGCTCTAGGTAACTAGGAAAAATAATAATTTGATTTTCTCTACATTCAGGTACAAAGTTTTCTTTTCCAAATATAACACTTTTAAATTTGCAATTGGCATAAAAACAGTTCAATAATTTATAGGACGGATTTAAAAATACTGTCTTAGATTCGTCAATTTTCTTGTAAATTATGAAAGATAAATCTGAACCTACATGTATATGGTTTTCTTGAAAATCTGAATCATAATAATGGTTTTCCCAAATGTTAATAATATCAAGAGTGTAACGACGAATTATATCTTGATCTAATAAATTTATTATTACGTCTAATAAATATTTAGATGATGTTTCATCTATACTACTACCTTGACTATAAGAACTTGCAACATCAGATAGAAAATTTTTTTCTAGTTTAGAAGATTGAAGTGTAACTTTAGCTACATCTATGTTACCAATCCAAATCGGTATTGAAAATAAATCTAATTTCATTTTTTTACATCAAGTTTAATATTACCTGACACTGAAATTCTATATTCATCTGAAGTATAAAAAGGCAAAACTTGATGATGCATTTTTGCTGGAAAGAAAGCTATTTTTCCCTCCCATCTTTTATCTACAGGTATATCTTTAATAACAATGTTACCTAAAGATGTAGATGTAATAAATTGAAAAAACCCCGGCACATTTGTATTACTCTCTTTACCTGGACCTTTAGCTTTTTCTTCTTCAATTAAATACGGAACTTGTAACCAGAGAGCAAAACTAAAGACGCCACTGTGTGTATGTGCTGGATTAAACTCATGTTTTTCTTGAAAGTTTACCCACATGGTATCTAGAACTAAGGGTACATTATCATTTAAAAAATTAATTGTAGCAAGGTAACTATATTTTTTTTCATACTTATCAACTAAACCATATAAATATTCTTGAAATATAGGTCTTGCTTTTGGTATTAAAAACTCTTTTTTAATATTACCAGCCAAATCATGATTTGTTTTCTCCAATTCTTTTTCTGCAATAATTTCTTTTAACTTAACTATTAAAGGGTAAGGG